GCTCCAACCCGATCTACCTTCGCCTAAATAGCGTCGGCTACCAGCTCTACTGACATGGCACTTAATTCCGTCACAACAATCAAGGTGCTGGATCTTCTCTGTGAAGGTCCGATTGGTGGCGTCATTAACGGCCTGCAGGGTACATACCTCAACGAAACACCAATCCAAAACAGCGACGGCACCTATAACTTCAAACCCGAAGATATTTCGTCGGCTTCCTACGTTGGTGCGGCACGTCAGGGTGCAACGTACTGGTTCAACGACGGCACCTCACAAATTGTTGAAGTCAACCAAGAGATTGGCGAAAACTACAGCGAAGACCTGAACAGCAATAACGAAGTTGTTAATCGCAAGTACGGCAGCGGCAGTGTCACGCGCCAAATCACTGATCCAACGGTCAACAACGTAGAGCTGCTGTTCACGATTCCCAAGCTCTATTCCGTCGCGCAGGAAAGCCTCGCCAAAGGTCAGCTATTCGGTGGCACGCTTCAGATCCTGATTTACGTGCAGGCCAAGGGCAGCGGCACCGGCTTCCAGCTTGCCTCCAACAAAACTATCACCGGCGTTTCCACCAACAACTACCAGTACAGCACCGGCATCATCAACCTCAGAACATTTGGCGCCGGTCCTTGGAACATCAAGGTTGAAAAAGTTGATCTGGGCGAAGGTCACTTTGAAATCAAATACACCAGCTTCCAAGACACACCGCAGAACACACCGATTGCCAGCAACCGAGGCAACCAAATTATCTGGTCGTCTTATACCGAAACGATCTCACAAAACGTCAATTACAACTATTCGGCGCTAAACGAGCTGGCGATCTCAACCAAGGCGTTCAACAGCCTGCCATCGCGTGCCTATCTGATCCGTGGCCGTCTGGTTCAGATCCCAACTGGCGCGACCGTTCTGGGTGATGGCAGCCTTGCGTTCAACGATTCCAGCTTCAACGGTGCGGTTCAGACCGCCGAGAAATGGACGACCTGCCCGGTCTGCTGTTTCTACGACCTGCTCACCAATCGCCGCTATGGCGCTGGTCAGTTCATCACCTCGGCCAACCTGAGCTGGATCGACCTGTACCCAATCGCCAAGTACGCAAACCAGCGGGTCACCAATCCAGACGGCACCACCGAGCCGCGCTTCTCCTGCAACGTGGTCATCGGTGATCGCGCCGAGGCGTACAACGTCCTGATGGACATGGCTTCGGTATTTCGAGGCATCCTGTTCTGGTCCAACAACGTCATCCAAGTCGCAGCCGACCATGGCAACCTCGACGGCACAGCGCTTGCGGCCTCGCACATCTACACCAATGCCAACGTCGTCGGTGGTGTTTTTGAGTATTCCGGCAGCTCGCTCAAAACCCGTAGCACCAGCGTTCACGTTCGCTACAACGACCCGGAAAACTTCTACCGCCCGAACGTTGTTGTTGTTGAAGACGCCGCGCTCATCGCCAAATACGGCTACATCGTCAAAGAACTGATCGGTTTCGGCTGCACGTCGAAATGGCAGGCGCAGCGGGTTGGCCTGTGGACACTCAAGACCGAGGCGCTCGACGATGAAGTGATCTCGTTCAGCACTGGCCTGCAGGGTGCCGTGGTGCTGCCGGGTCAGATCTTTGCTGTTGCCGATTCACTCCGCCAAGGCACCCGCATCTCCGGTCGCGTCTCCTCCTCCACTACCAGCGCCATCGTTGCTGACCAGTCGATCACGCTCCCGTCTGGCTCCAACCCACAACTGACCTGCCTGCTGCCCAATGGCACGGTCGAAACCCGCAACATCAGCAGCGTTTCAGGCAGCACGATCAACGTCAGCAGTTCCTTCACCGCTGCACCCAACGCGCAGTCCATCTGGTCAATTACCACCAGCGGCGTTGCCAATCAAAAGTTCCGTTGCATCAGCGCATCAGACAACGGCGACGGCACCTACGCAATCACCGGCTTGGTGCATAACGACAGCATCTACGCCTCGGTCGATAACGGCCAGAACCTGCAGTTCCCGGACATCACGACGTTTGATGCCACGCCGCCGGCAGTAAGAAACGTCGCGTTCAGCGCAGGTCAAATCCAAGATGGGACGGTGCTGACCACGCAGGTCAACGTCTCCTGGGCGAAAGGCGCTGGTGGTGCCACCTTCGGCTACGACGTTACTTACAACACCGCGCAGGGCAACAGCCGCACAGTTCGCACCAACAACCCGAACATCGAAATTATTGGCCTGCCTGAAAGTTTCCAACTGCTGGTTTCCGTCACGGCATACGGGCTGGGATTTAACAAAAGCGCACCAGCAGTCTCGGCAACTTTTACCGTTCCATCGTTTGCATCAACGGCCAACCCGACGGGTTCTGTTCAGCAACTACCTGAGGATCCGCAAAACGTCACCATCGAGCAGATCGCCAACAATCAGGTAATGCTGCGCTGGGCAAACCCAGTAGGCGTTGGCTCTAGGTTTTTCACCGCAATCATCCGCCATAGCACCAAGACCGATGGCACCGGCGAATGGCAGGACTCGACCCTGTTGACGGATCGTGTTGGCGCTGAGACCACCTACGCCCTGCTGCCCAAGATCGACGGCGAATATCTGCTCAAGTTCCAAGATCCGGCTGGCCTGCGGAGTCAGAACGCCACCAGCGTCATCTTCGATCAGCCCGATGCCATCCCACCGCTGAGCATTACTACCGTCCGCGAAGACCAGACCGTACCGCCATACCAGGGGCAATTTGATGATGCCCGTTACGACGCCGATTACGACGCCATCGTGCTGGATGGCAGTGAGACGGTGGATGAAATTATTGACTTTGACGCCATCGGCGCGATGGACTTTACCGGCCAGCAGTTGCTCGCAGGTCGTTATTACTTCACCAACATCGTTGACCTTGGCGCAAAGTTCACCGTTGATTTCCGCCGCACGCTCACCACTCGCGGCCTGTACCCAGCCGACACAATCGACAGTCGTTCAGAACTGATCGACCGCTGGAGCGATTTTGACGGTGGCTTGGCTGATGACACCAGCGCCGATGTCTACTTCCGTTCCAGCGACGTGGCCACCGTCGATACCTTCATGCTGCTGGAGGACGGCGACAAGCTGCTGCTGGAGAGCAGCCCAGACCGCTTTGAGCTGGAATCCGACATTGATTTTGGCGAGTGGTTCCCGATGTACAACGGCAGCTACGCCGGTCGTCAGTTCCAGTTCAAAGTTGAGCTGATCAGCGCCCGCACAGACCAGACACCACTGATCGACGAGCTGGGCTATGAAATGGTGATGCAGTCCCGCACGGAGAACAGCGGCACGATCACCAGCGGCGCCGGATCCTACGCCGTGACCTACGCCAAGGCGTTTTACCAGACACCGGCTTTGGGATTGACCGCTTTTAATTTGAACACTGGCGATTACTATGTGATCACATCCGCTAGTCGCACTGGTTTCACCGTGACCTTCCGGAACAGCGCCGGAACAGCGGTCAGCAGGCAATTCCAGTACGTGGCCAACGGTTACGGCACCCAACAGGCTTAACGATGGCAACCCACGATTACATCATTAGCAATGCCTCCGGCGCTGCAGTGCGTGCTGACCTGAACAACGCGCTGGCTGCCATCGCAACCAATAATTCCTCGGCTACTGCACCAACCACAACCTATGCCTACCAGTGGTGGGCGGATACGGGCAGCAGCCCAACGGTCATGAAGCTGCGAAATGCAGCGAACTCGGCATGGATCACACTGTTCCAGCTCGACGGCGAGTGGAGCAATATCGCATTTGAAAACGGCACTGCAGCCGCCCCGTCGATCTACTTCAAGGACAGCGGCACCGATACCGGCATTTACAGCCCTGGCACCGATCAGGTTGCAATTACCACTGGCGGCACTGGACGGTTCTTTGTTGACTCCAGTGGGCGGGTGGGCGTGGGAACCGCTAGCCCTGCGGGCGCATTAGACGTTGGCGCTGTTTCAGGTGCTGTAACTACTGGCGATCTAACGGTAACAACTGGCAGTACTACAGCCAAAGTGACCATTGGGCGTCTAAGTTCAACTAGTAATGACAGTACAAGTTTTAGGATTAGAGATCGCGTTGACCGAGATGTCTTAACTGTAGACGCGGGTAGTTTTGTTTATTCACAATCAGGCACCGAACGCGCCCGCATCGACGGCTCGGGACGCTTGTTAGTTGGCACGTCTTCTAGCCGTAGCTGGGCTGGTGTCAGCAGCCAAGTTCAAACTGAAAACGTTGGCAATGGAAATTATGCCAGCCAATCCATTGTTGCTAACTCTACAGATACAGTTGGAGGTCTATTTACCTTAGGTAAAAGCCGTGGCACTTCACTTGGAGCAAACACTGTAGTTCAATCTGGAGATCTTTTAGGGCGCATTTATTTTGTCGGCGCTGATGGATCAGGTTTGATTCAAGGCGCAACCATTGGCGGCGAAGTAGACGGCACTCCTGGCACTAACGACATGCCAGGCCGCCTAGTGTTCTCCACTACCGCCGATGGAGCGAGCAGCCCGACGGAGCGGATGAGGATTACAAATGATGGG